AAATGTCTATTTCTCTAATTTTTGTAAGAACCATTTCTTTTGATAGATGGTCCTCACTGTTTCTACTTTTAATCATAAGCTTGCAAATTTAAATAAAAAATGGGGAGCTTTTACACTCCCCATCATAATTAAGGTACGCCCCGGGTTCAAACCAGGGCCCATAGCACCAGTGCGTACGTTAGTGCAGAACCGTTCCAAGAGGTAATACCTTCCTTTATTATTTGATTAACTTGGCCAAAAGACCACTAGACTAAACCCAGTCATCATCTTCTGACACAGTATTAGCACTTTCTGCATCAGGAGTTACTACTGCTAGCTGTGGTGAAAATGTACCCCAAGCCAACGTAGTATCAAACTCAGCATTAAACGCGCCATACTCATCATTCAATTTTTTAGCAAAGATGTCATCTCTCTGTGGTTTTACACGTCCAAAGACTTTTGTGTACACACTTTGATATTTACCATCTTTAACGCCAACAAGTAGTCTAACTTCGTTCTTGTCAAGTAATCCAACTAAAGCTTTTACTTCAGTTACATCGCCCTTAACAATCTTAGCTATGCTATCAAATGATACTTCGTCGCCGTTAGCTACATTGGCCCAAGCCTTAGTAAAGTTGATAAGAGTTTCCTCACCAGTTAGTGCTTTACGTAGTCCATCCATTTTGTACCAGTCGTACTGCGGTTCGCCGTCTGCCCAAGTAGCCTGACCAATAGAGTTTATCCATTGATTTTTACCTGACTGAGATACTCTCTCAGTAGCATTCATTAATATTTCAAATCTAGTAGCAAGGTCATCATTCTTAACCCAAAAGGTTAATTTAAAATAATCTGTACCGTTTATTTCTGCAAAGTAATTAGGATCAGTCTTTAACATGATTCCATTCTCGTGCAGTTCTGCCAATGTAGGGTTTACTGCGATTACTTTAAAGTTACCAAGTCCAGAGTATAATTTAATACCTCCTCCTGCTACTTCTTTGTTACTGTCATTGCTTTTAATAGCCATAATAAATAATTTTTAATAATTAATAGTCAAATTCATCTGTGTCATCCTCTTGATCAAACTTCTCTTGTAGTTCAGGAGTAGCTTCTATAATCATAGACGCTTCTTGGTGTACATCTACATCATTGTCAATAGCATCCTGAGTTCTTAGATCAGCTCTATTGTGAAAGTCTTCAGCTGGTGTAGTTTCCACAGGGATACTAGTCTGATTAGGATCTACAGTAGTAGTATCATCAACAAAGTTAAAAGAAAGTTTACGTTTCTTCTTAGCTTTCTTACCTTTTAGATTAGGGTGTTCAAACATTTGTTTTACTTCCCAAGTATCTAAACTGTACTTTTCTTTGATACCATTACGATCAATCCCATTATCTAAATCAGCAAGAATCATAGAGATAGTAATAGTTTGAGGTGTTTCAGTTTGTTGCGTACTCTCGCCAGAGTTTTGTGTGTTTGCTTCAATCATTAGTTTTTAATTAAGCGGTTAATCAATAAATATTTTAGACCAGTCTAAGGGCATGGTCTCTCCCTTCAAGTGATTACAACGAGAGCCTGCAGTAATATCATCCAAAGAATTAAATGAGACCATAGTCTTATCATCTTCTCTGTAGATATAACCAACAGCATCTGCATTGGCACACGTAATTTGCTTGATCTTACCAGTCAAATCTAGGTCCTTTACAGCAACCTCTTTGCCTTTCTTCTCAAGCATTTTGTCCTTTAGGTGACCAACTAAGATAATGTGATCTGCTAGTGTGTTTAGTCTGTCTATCCATTTTTTGTAGGCTATACGTAAGTATAAGTAGCCAGCGCCATTAGGCAATGATAGGACTGATGCACCAGGGTTCTTCTGATCAAAGTTTTTACCCATAGGAGTTTGCATGTACAATACTTTTGCATCTGCTTCACACCATTCCTCAAGTTTTGAGATAGTGTCAATAGCAATGTATTTGTACGGTCTTCCTTCTTTTACAATTGCTTTACCAACCTCAGCTAGCTCTTTCAAGTTGCTCACTTTTACTTTTAGTGCGTCAACCATGTCAGAGCCATCCTCCAAGTCAATAATCAAACAATCTTTTAGTTGTGACAATACTGTAGTCTTACCTATCTTAGGTGGACCATAGATTATCATATTCTTAGGCGATTTACGGCTCGCCTTTACCACAGTTTTTGGTAGTTCCATAATTAAAATATATATCTAATAGTGTTCCAAGGTATAATACTCCCATGCAGCTCTATAAACTGCTGTATAAACCTACCCTTGAATTCAAGTTTATATCTAAGGTTTTCGCCACCATATTGTGACTTCTTAATCTCTTGTATATCCGGTGTCCAAAGAGTTACTTCAGCATTTGGATGCCTTTCTAGATTTACTTTATGTTTCTTAAAGTTATGTGTAAGGAAGATAACTTCCGCTAGCACTTTATCTTTATGTAACACAGCATTGTCTAGATCTTTGAACAGTTGTGCGTAATCATCTAACCAACCATCATATACTATGACAGGGCTAAAGTTTACGTGTACATCATAACCTGCATCTACAAATCTATTGATAGCATTTATTCTATCATGTATCTTTGATGTGTTAGGTTCGTGTATGTCTGACATCTTTTGGGGCATTAGACTAAATCTAATACGTATCTTACCATCAGGGTTAAATGTCAGTAGCTTGTCATTAACAAACTTAGTAGCAAAGCTTCCCATTGCAACTGGGTGAGTTCTAAAGAAATCAAAGATGCGCTCCCAATTGTGATACTTAGCATGCAATGCAAAATCTTCATTACAACTAATGTCGTAAGTAGTATGTTCTGCATGTGTCTGGTTAGGCTTCTCTACTGGTGTAAAATAGGCATGATTATTTACTTCTGTAAGTATATCACCTATGTTAGTAGCAATAGTTAGGCCATCAGGTTTATGTCGCTTCATGTAGCAATAACTACAATCATACAAACATCCATGACCAAAGCTAGGTGTAATAAAATCCGTAGACCTACCAGACTCTCGTATGGTAAATGTCTTTCTAGTAACGTTCTTTATCACTTTCTTTCCTTAATAGTAAATGTAGACATGTCTGCTTCATAGCCAATCATGCCTAGTAAACCATCACGGTTCTTTTCTACATGACACGCTAGTAAGCCTTTTGGGTCTTCACCACAGTACTCAGCTGTAATACCATACAAATCATTAGGTCTGTTTAGTATCATAACAACGTGCGCATCCTGACCAATACTGTCACCACCAAACAAATCTGTTAGTAGTGGTTGATACTGGTTCTTAGCACGGTGTTCTTGTTCTATGTTACGGTTAAGCTGTGATAGTAATATGTTTACAGCACCAAGCTTAGACTGCATCCACATGCATCCCTTGGATATTGTGTTAAGTCTGCGCAATTCTGTATCCTCATTACCACGTATCAAACGTGAGTGGTCAAACAAGTTAATAACTGTGTGTGATGGGTGTTGTAGTGCAAGCTCTTCGTTAGTATTCATAATATACTCCATAGTACGAGGTATATTGTTAAAGTATATAGGATACTTACCATACTTTTGCACTTTAGATGCATAGGTTTTAAAGTCTATGTCAGTCAGTGGTGTCTCTATTGATAGTAAGTCCCCAATTTGTTTCTTAACATCTTTTGATGCTGAACGCATTACCTGTTGGTAACCGGGCATCTCGAATGTCCAATACAATACGATAAGTTTCTTACCTGCGTTAGTGTCAAGTACATCAAAGATTAGTTGATTACTAAATGCTGATTTACCAACACCTGGACGGCCTGCAATAACATACATCTTACCCTTCTGTAGACCACCAAGAAGATTCTTGTTTAGTCTTTTCCATGAGGTAGGTAGTACATCTCTTTGTCCTAGCTTTGCTTGTTTAACAATAGCAATTGATTGATTAACTGCTTTGTCTATCTTCTGAAAGCCCCTGGTTTTAAATACATCAGAGTTTTCTGATGATTCTGTTTTCTGATCCTGTGTCATTTTCGTCTATATTAATGTATTTTTCCCATGTGTGATTATTTATCCACACTTCTAACTGTTGCATGTACTCAAGGTTATCTCTGTTAACTTTAAGTTGCACGTGTAGTAGCTTCATAATCTTATCATGTAAAAAACGTTTAGTTCCAATTACTTTCTTGTACCTTTCTCTGGATTTATGGTTTGCCATAGCATTAGGATCAGCGGCTTTTAGTATTCTATAGCCTCCGTTCTTAGTACGTACCTTG